CTAAAATCTACGGCACTAAGATGCGTAGCATTATTAAAAGTGAAAGCATGATAGGTGCAGTTCTTAAACAGCAGTTTGAACTAGCACACACAATTAGTGAGTACGGTCTTGTACCAATTGTCGAACCCGAAGTGCCGATTGATCATCCTGACAAAGCCGCAATTGAAGATGAGCTGTATCGATTGTTAGAAATATATTTACAAGGCAAAGACTTTTCCGTTATTCTTAAACTAACACCTCCTGAAACACCTAACTTGTATCATAACTTGACAGTTAAACACAACGTAGAAAAGGTTGTATTCCTTAGTGGCGGATATGCTACACAAGAAGCATGCCGTAGGCTATCAATGAATAATGACATCACAGCAAGTTTTAGCAGAGCATTAAGTGAAGGACTAGCACATTCGCAAACAGATGCAGAGTTCAACGCAAAGTTGTCACAGAATATTAAAATGATAACAGGTGCTAATAATGACGCATAATACACACGGATTCGAATTAGAAGAAAACGAACACGATGTAGTTGATAAGGTATATACAGATATTATACCAAGACAACAAAAAAGTGAATGGGTTGTAAGATTAAAAAATCAAGCAGGCGAAGAATGGAAGACAAGATGCACAGAACATTTTGCTTGGCAAGCAGCAGATTATATTGAAGAATTGGAAAGAGAACTAATGGTATTTAGAACAGGCGCAGATTTATTTGAAGTTGGCGACTTTACAAGTCATGCAGGACTAAAACTAGCATGGAAGATTGAGTGCGATGCTATACGCCCAGAGTGGTGGGAAGGACTTGCACGTATGATAATGGATTACCAAAAACGTCCTTTCTACAAAGCCGAAGGTATCCCAAGAGGCGGTATGGCACTAGGCGAAGCACTAAACAAATATGCAAGCGGAGATCCAACAGATCCTGTATTAATTGCAGATGATGTGTACACAACAGGAACAAGTTTTCGAGAGTATTGTGACGAACATTATCCTAATCAAGATGTAATCAAGTGGTGCGTATTTGCACGTAGGCCAACCGATGATGGTGTACATGCATTATTTACTATGCCTGCTACAATTTAACACACCTTGCACGGTTGACTTCTGTATTTTTTTATGCTATATATAGTACACACCAAAAGACACACAGGAGAAAACTATGAAGAATCCAAAACCCATTGGTTGGGCAACCACACTAACTGAAATTGCAAACATTCCACGTGAAATGTGGGACAGTGTAATGACAGTAGAAAAGTCACCACTACGTAATTTAGACCCTATGGTAGGACACATGATCTTCCAGTGTCTGTTTTTTATCTGGAGTGGCATCTTTGCCCTAATGGTAGGAAGTTACGTGGCTTTTGGCCTAAGCGCAGCCTTTCACTTGCTTTTGATTAGTGGTATTACAATTACAGTTGTAACATTCCGTCAAGCAGAAAATAATCCAGAGTCACTTAACAACATTTTGAAATCAGGACGTAAGTACAACGGCCGAGCAAATGGTGGCGAGCATGAGTGAGCAAACACAATATTGCACTACAAAAGGCCTAGGTTGGGCATTCTTGATTATCATTATTGGTATGGTTGGTCTACCTATACTTGGCTCAGCTATTGCTTACCCAGAAAATTGTAAGCAATCTATTCTTATTCCGTGTATAGGTTTAGAATGACAGACAATGAAGTAAGAGCAGCCGCTCAAATAGAAGCAGAAAAGACATTCGAAGGCTTCATAACATGGAGCAAGCGAACTACATATGCATCAATAGCATTTTTGTTTATTGTGGCATCATGTAACTTTGGGGTAGAGGACGACACCTACCCTGGCTATAATGGCGAACAATACAATCCGTCCAATCTCAATGTAAAGGATAAGAAATGAGAAAATTATTAAGTTCAGTAAGTATTATCCTCGCCCTTGCCACTCCGGCACTCGCAGAGGATATGACGATCGATATGCTAAACAAGCGTGAAGATGGCGCTAAGATGGTATATAGTGAAGATATCGCACGTATTGAAGTAGGCGATACAATCACATGGGTACCAACATCAAAAGGACACAATGTAGAATTTATTGCAGGTCCGGACGGATGGGACGCACCACGTAAATCAAAACTATCAAAAGAAGTTGCGATTACATTTGACACACCAGGTGTGTATTTGTATCAGTGTACTCCACACAAAACAATGGGTATGATTGCTATTGTAGTTGTAGGTGACGGAGATAATGATATTTCCAAAACAAAAGTAAAAGGCAAGTCAAAAAAGAAATTCAAGGAGTTGCTGGCTGATCTGTAATGATTAAAACTTTAGTACACAGAATACCAGAGTTTTGTATGACTCATTGGCTGCTTCGTATTCCGCTTATTGTTGTATTCTTTCAGCAAGGAATGAACAAGTGGCCAATCAACATTGAAGACTCTCCAGTAGAACTTACACTATTAGTTTGGTCGTTTGTTGTACTTGGAGAGCTTGGTGCTGCCGCAGGATTATTAGTAGGCGGCATGGCAGACTATATCAAACGCACAAAAGAGTTTGGCGATGTTATTACACGTTTCAGTGGTATTACTATTGCCAGTATTATGACAGGTGTTATATGGACAGGCGAACCTGAAAGTTTCTGGGACGTCTTATGGTATGACAATCTGCATGTACTACTTTGGGTAGGTGGCATGTACTTTGCTCTGCGAGGAAACAGAACTTGAGCGGACAAAGACGCTTTTTAAAAATGTGGGCAAGGACAGTTGGAATGCCAATCGGACTTAGTGACGATGACAAACCAGAGTTCTTGCCCATTCGACAAAAAGATGTAAGACGAGCACTAGCGTTTAGAACGTTTTGGATTGTCTTGCATATACTAACATGTTGTGCTATTATAGCAGGCAACGGAAGAACATTAGGAGTTTGGTGATATGAAACCTAACAAACAGTTTGAATTATCGATTCGTGACATTGAAGTTATTGAATCAGCACTAAGAGCAAAAGCAGGTCGTAGAGGTATGGCTATTGCACAAGGTGATGTATCAACACAACTGCATGATGAAATGACAGAGATACAAGAACTGTTGGGTAGAATACACAACCAAAAGAATTGGTATAGAGCCAATGACGGTACATTTCAAGGCGGCGGATAACTGTTGCAAAGAGAACACACTTTCAGTAAAGATTCACCTAAACGGTTGCACTTTTACTAAAGTATGTTATAAATAAAACAGTGAAAGGGCAAGCGTCGAACTTGCCCTTTACTTTATGAACACATAACAAAACAAGAAGGAAATTATTATGCGTAACGTATTTACCATTTTAGCAGTAGCGGCATTTGCAAGTGCGGCTTCAGCGGAAGACACAACAACAGCGGCTCCAACAGGCCCAGTTATCTCAGGTGCAGTAAACTTAGACTTTGCTGAAACAGCTGGTGACAACTACGGTGGCACAATGGGTATCGAACTAGACATCGATGCAGGTTCATTGGCAACAGTAGATCTAGACTTTAGTGCAACAGACGGTAGTGCTCTAACACTAGACACATGGACTGTAGGAACTACAGTAGCAGGCGTAGGCTTAGCGTTTGGTGACGACAACAACTTAATGCCAGAAACAGATGCAAATGCAGCAGCTGACGGAACATTGGCAACACCAGCAATGACAGAATCATTAGCAGTATCAGTAGCTGGTGCAAGTGTAGCACTAGGCTTAACAGACTGGACAACAGATGTAACTGATGTAAGCAACATTCAAGGTGCATACACAATTGATATGGATCGTTTTGCTATTACAGGTGCAATGGACTACAACATGGACAGTGAAAACACAGTGTTCGGTGGTGCAGTATCTGGCGTAGACTTAGGTGTAGCAACAGCAGGTAGTGCATTAACATATGACACAGATGCAGAAGTATTTGCATATGAAGGCACATTTGCAGTAAACTCACTAACAGCATACGTAAACGGTACAGATGCAAACACACTACAGCACATTGGTGGTGAGTACACAATGGACTATGCAGGTGCAGAATTTACTGCTGGTGTTGACTATGACACAGATGCAGAAGACTTTACACCATCAGCAGGTTTATCGTTCAACTTCTAAGTTAAACACATAACAACTAAAAGGTCGCTTTATGCGGCCTTTTTTTATGACTAAATAAACATAGTACATAACAGGGCAGGGCAATGGCAGACATAAATCAAACAGTAGAATTTCCTACTAGCGAAGAAGACTGTATCGAATGTGATATTATTATTGAAGATGGGGCATTTGATGGATTTGAAGGTAAGACAATAAACATTACTGAAAACTCAGGAAGTCAGGGCGATGTACAAGCAGGTATAGAATTTATCTATCACATGCGAGAACATATTGTAGACGTTACAGTAGCCACAGCATACTTATTAGTAGTGTATGCAATCTACATGTGGATTAAAAAGAAACTAAGTTAAGAGGGAAACACAATGCAACATAATGAGTATGACGTAAAAGTCATTAAAGTAGTAGACGGCGACACAGTAGACGTAGACATTGATCTAGGTTTTGGTGTAACACTAACAGACGAGCGTGTAAGAATTATGGGCATTGATACGCCTGAGTCACGCACAAGAGACAAAGTAGAAGACTTGTTCGGCGAAGCGGCTAAAGCACGTTTGAAAGAACTTATGAAGCACGGCGGTAAACTTATCACTACGGAAGACCGCAAAGGCGAAGATATGAAAGGCAAGTTTGGACGTATCTTAGGTGACTTTTATGTAGAACGTTATGAGGATGGCAAGCGTGAGCGTGTCACAGACATTATGATCGAAGAAGGTCATTGTGTGGCTTACTTTGGCGGATCAAAAGAAGAAATCCAAATGAAGCACATGGCTAACAGAGAGAAATTACTTCGTGAAGGTATTGTAAGTCAAGAAGACTACGACGAAGCTGTTAAGCTGATGGAAGGCAAATAACTGGTTGACA